GGTGAAGACGCTTCTGGCGACACCATCGTTGACTGGGGTACTAAGATCGGTGCTAAGTTCACATTCTAAATAGTCTCGGTTCGAGATGGATCAAAGAGACCCTTCGGGGTCTCTTTTTTATTGGCAATATTTCGGTTTCTTAACATAAGTCATTTACATACTTAAATTCTGCTATATACTATTAATTAGATATTTAAAATTATGACCGTAACAAAAAGCAGCGTGAGAACCTTTGCTCCTTTCCTTGGTGGAAACTGGGAAACAGTCGTAGAGAACGAAGTGTTTGCAGCAATAGTCAAGAATCCTCCACCCTTTTGGGGATTAGATGAAGGTAAGTTTTATATCTTTGATATGACTAAGGTAAATACTGATGAAGAAGCAAACGAAGCTCGTGCAGGTGGTACTACACTTAAAGCAAAAGATCTTGCAAAGGGTTGGGATGTAACACAGAGACCTTTGATAGTTATCTTCTATCAAGGAGAATATTATCTTTGGGATGGTTTCAACAGGTGGATTCAACTTAGAAAGCTTGGAGAGACAACAGCACCTGTATGGTTATACACTCTTAAGGATGGTTATGACTTCCAAGACGTTAAGGATCATGTTCAGTTAAGTGCAAATGATCACCCACATGCAGATGAAGCATCTCGACAAGACTTTATCAACACAGGTGTTAAGTGGACACAGAGAGAAGCACTAAAGGGTAACGTCATAGACACTATCGAACCTATTAAAGACTGGGTTAACCGTTCTGATCACCAGTTCAAAGAAAGAGATGTTGATAAGATTGCTGCAACTATCTTAGTTGAATCTGAGGTAACTAATGTTAGACACATACCTGCAGGTTCAAAAGCTAAGAAGGAAGCTTTAAACTTTTTAGGATTAGAACTGGAGTATAACAATGACAGCATCGAAAATCCACTAGTTATATGCACTAAAGAGGATGACTATATCAAAGATGCTTTCATGACTCACATGAAAAAGTTTGTTCAAGATGAAAATAATCTTGAGACAACACAACTCATAGGATACACTAAAGGTTGTGAAACTGAACAAGCAGTAATCGACCAACGTCAAGATGCAAAAGATAGATTTGATGAACTTGATAGACTAATCTGTAAGTATGCTTACTTAAAGTCTCAACTAAATGGTAAAGCACCATATCATTGGGAAGGATTTCTACCACAACTCTATGGTAAAGAGGTAGGTAGTGGTATTCCTGAAAAATTAGTGGATTGATCGTCTACATAGATTAGATGAATTTAAGTGATGGCGTTCGCTGGTTACAGGGTTAATATAAAACACTGCTGGTTAGATGGAACACCAGTAAAAATGTATTTCATAGAGAATACTCCTTTTACATACGATCCACTAACCAGAGACCAGCGAGAAGATAGATGGATATTATTTGAGTGTGCTTTGAACCCAGAGTTCACTCAAGAACAGATCTTAAAGAATTCAGAATATTTACTACAAGAAGAGATACATCCATTATTATTTGATGTACCTGTTATAACAGTTGAAACTATGCCTGATGAAAAGCTTTGAAGATTGCTTAGTTGGTCACTTTAGTAACCAGCATCAAGCAATGAAGGATCCCAGTCGTTATGCTCATATTAATATATCCCACGTTAGGTTAAGCGATGGGATATTTTATGGTGAGCAGTGTTATAATTATTGTCCTAAAGATCCATACAGACAGTTTATCTTGAAAGTTATTACAGTTGATGACGGTTATATTGTTCAGAATTATTCCATAGATGATCCTAGACAATATGTTTTGTGTTCAAATCTAAATAAACTAAGAGAAGCTCCTTTGCAGAGGAGACTGGGGTGTGATATTAAATTCGTAAGGTCTGGTGTTGTCTATCACGGCAAGACAGCAAGCTCAGACTGTACAGTAATGTACAAGGGTAAAGAGACATACCTTCTTAATGAGATTGAATTGACTGATGATTCTTATTGGGTTCTCGATAAGGGTTTCGACTTAGAGACAGATCAACAGGTCTGGGGTGCTAAGTGGGGGCACTTGAAATTTTATCGCCGTCATGATATAATACAACCAAGTTAAGATTATGCCATTGTTTTTAATTCCAACAGCTCTAGCAGCAGGTTCTATCCTTTTCGTAGCATACATGAGACACTACGATCCACATTTATAGCCATCATAGCACAGTGGTAGTGCAGGGCTTTTGTAAAGCCAAGGTCGGGGGTTCAAATCCCTCTGATGGCATCCTCTTTTGAGGATAGGTGACGACACCTACATTCTGGACACGGGTTCGATTCCCGTCATCTCCATTCGAGGGGATGCCATGGCTTCGACAGGGTATAAGGATCGGGACTGAAACCTGCTTGGATAAGCAAACCACATCTGCAAAAACAGATACACCTCCTGCGAATAACATCGTAGGATTCGTTCGCATCCCTCACCTAGAGGGTGCTCGCTCTTTAGCGACTGTATAATCAGGAATGACGGGGTTAAGTCAGCCTTGTTACCCAAATGACTATATGGGGGTGGAATTCCCCCTTAATAATATGAAACTATGGATCTACGATAATATACTATCACGTGATGACTACTTTGCTCTGATGGATGAGTTCAGGGGAGAATATAACCCTTGGATGTTTTATAAGAAAGAGCATTGGTCGTATAAGTGTGATGGTACTAAGATTAAAGATAGGATGGGGCATGTCCCTTATCCTAAATGGGGTGCTATACATAAACCAACTGAGGATGAACTAGGAGATAATCTATGTCTCATTAATATTGGAGAGAAAATAAAATATGCTGTACAAAAACAAGTAAAACATCAAGTATACTTAGAGAGAATTAATTCTAACATACAATTTCCAGGACAAGAGGGTACATTCCATTTTGATGGAGATGAACATATGTACACCATGATTGTTATGGTTTGCCAAGGTTGGGAATCTCAGTGGGGTGGAGATTTTGTTTGTGTTGGTGAGAATGATGAGCATTATATGACACCATACAGACCTAATCGTGGTGTTTTATTCCAAGCTAACTATAAACATAGAGGATCTGCTCCTAATAATTTTGCATGGTTGGAAAGAAAAACCATAGCGTTTACCTATCGTGATACTGCATTCTTCAGATCCAAGAAAAAATCTCGTGGCAAAAAATGACTATAAGGTTGACTGATGACTTTTTAACAAAGGCAGAGTATAAGGTATTATTTGATACTTTATTCTTTCAAGAATTCCCTTGGCATTATAATGAGTATAAGGTTGGTGGTAATTCTGATTCATTAGAGAATTTTCAGTTTGTTCATCCATTCTTTAGATCGGAGAATCATTATGGTGGATTGATACACAAAAAATCTGATCACTTTAATCTTATGCTTCCTATTTTAAGTAGAATAGAATATATTGGGTTGTATAGGATAAAGGCAAATATGCAACCTTTATTTAAGGAAGCATATATAAGTGATTATCATACCGATTATAGCGATGAACAAGGTTCGTGTGATTATATGACTACAGGCATATATTATCTCAATACATGCAATGGTTATACCGAATTTGAAGATGGATCTAAGGTTGGATGTAGAGCAAATAGATACGTCCAATTTCCATCAAATCTTAAACATCGAGGTGTTAGTCAAACTGATATGAGAATTAAGTCAGTAATTAACATTAATTTCTTTACGCCACATCTAAATAGCAATGGGGAAGCAGAAAAGAACTGTGATAAATAACCCAAGGACAGCTATAACAACCAATTGGTAATCCAAGGACTATGCCATTAACCAGATTAGATAACTTAATCTCCAGTAAAACTGGTAGATATTTGTATGTCTCACCAGATGATTTCAATGCATCTGATGAACTAGACAATAGAGGTAATTCACCTAATCGCCCATTTGTAACGATTCAGAGGGCATTTATCGAGGTAGCAAGATATTCTTATGCTCCTGGAATTGATAATGATCGATTTGATGAGTTCACCATCATGCTTATGCCTGGTGACCATTATATTGATAATAGACCTGGTTTAGCAACTGATTCTGGAACACCAGTTTTCAGTTATGATCAATTTAATAGTGCTTGGACAGATTCTTCGGTTGTGGATCTTTCCAATCCTGATAACGTCCTTCACAAGTTTAACGATTCTAAAGGTGGTTGCATAGTCCCTCGTGGTTGTTCTCTAATTGGTTATGATCTTCGTAGAACTATTATACGTCCTTTATATGTTCCTGATCCTGCTGATAAAGAGCAAACAAGAACATCAATCTTTAATGTAACTGGTGGTGCTTATATCTGGCAGTTTACCATTAAAGATGGAGATATCACTACAAAATCTCCATTATATGACGCTAATGCTGGTGTTGGTAAGGTTTATTACCGTAGTGGTGATAACACAAACCTTGCTATACCTGAGTATTCTCACCACAAGATTACTGTATTCCAATATGCAGAGAAACCAGAATTAGATCTATATTACGTTAAGGTTGCTAAGGCATTTGCTCAATATCAACCTACTATTGATGATCAGAATGAGTTCGGTGCTAATGTTTCTGAGAACCGTATTGTTGGTCCTTTATCTGACTTAAGATCTATTGAAAGTATTCAGGTTGTTGATTCATCACCTGTTGGAACTGTTAGTGTTAATGTAACAACTAAGATTGCTCATGGTTACATTAAAGACCAGTTCTTTGCTGTACAGAATAATGGATTAGATGATGCATTAAATGGTACTTTTAGTGTTACTAGTATTGATTCTACTAATCGTAGAAGGTTTAGCTTTCAATTACCTGGTACTGTAGCATCTTTAGGTCTTCAGAATAATCAAACTTATAGTGCATCTAACGGTCTTAATTCAGGTGCTTATGTACAGGCAGAGGTTGACTCAGTTCAATCTGCTTCTCCATACATGTTCAACCTGTCTATCAGGTCAACATGGGGTATCTGTGGTCTATTAGCAGATGGTAGCAAGGCAACAGGCTTCAAGTCTATGGTCTGTGCTCAGTATACTGGTGTATCTCTACAGAAAGACGATAGAGCATTCATTAGATACGATAAGTTTACAAACACTTGGAACCAAGCATCTCTTTCTGATGCATTTGCAACAGTACCTTACCACACTAAGGGTGATGCATATTGGAAGGATGACTGGAGAAACGCCCACATAAAAGCAACGAATGATGCATTCATTCAGTGTGTTAGCATCTTCGCTGTTGGTTTTGCTGATCACTTCCTAATGGAAAGTGGTGGTGATATGAGTATCACCAACTCTAACAGTAACTTCGGTAACACATCACTTCATGCTGTAGGTCATAAAGGTTATGCCTTTGCACAGGATAAAGGTGGTTACATTGACGCAATTATTCCACCTAAGAAGATTGTTGAGTCTACTGCTAACACAGAGACAGTAGATTACTATACATTTGATGTTCAAGCATCTAACTCTGCTAATAATAATACTAAGTTGTATTATGGTGGTACAGGTGTTACTGATCCTTTAAACCGTCCTGCTGTTACATTAGATGGATTTAGATTAGGTTCTAAGAGTAAAGAAAAGATATTTGTTGAGTTGGATCCCTATGGTCAGGGTGCTGGTAAAACTACCCCAACTGGTGCGATCTATAATGCTACTTTAGAACCATCTGGTTTTAAAACATTCCCATCATCTTTACAGATTCTTAACCCTACTACAGTAGTTGTAGATAACAAGAATCAGGATGCTGCTAATAGAATTGAAGATAATAAGGATCTTATTGCACAAGAAACATATGGATATATCACTACAAAGTATCCAGCTCTTCTTAGTAAGAACATTATCATCAGCAAGTGTCAGAGAGACGTTGGATTGGTTCTCGATGCTGTTATCTCAGACTTACGTCTTGGTGGTAACATCAACACTATTCAAGCTGCTGAATCATACTTTAGTGCTGGTGAGTTAAACTATATTGATAACGAGAGATTTGAGACTATTGAAGGTTTTGAATATGCTCGTGACCTTGCTATTGCTGCTGCACGTAACTGGAGTTTCTTACAGACTGGATGTTCAATAACTAGTGGATCTTCTACAGTAACAGTACCTTCTACAGTAGGACTTTCTATTGGTATGAAGGTTGAGGAGTATTCAACTGTTGTTGGTAATACAGGTGTTAGTGGTTTAGTAACAACAAATATTCCTAGCAACACTTACATTAGGAATATTGTTAACCCAACAACTATTGAACTTGGTAGTGTAGTTTCTGGTTCTAGAAGTTACCTAACAACAGGTACATCAAGAAATGCTACTGGAACTAATGCTAGTTCAAATCTTTTATTCAAACTAGAAGATAACAATGGTGACCGTAAGGGAATCTGGTCTAGTGAAGTTGGTACTGTAGATGCAAATATTACACAGGATACAGTATATCCTGCATGTAGTTCAGTTGCTTCTGCTGTAACTACATTGATGGATGGTATTAAGGTTATTATCAACCAAGGTATTAACCCAGAAGGTGATCGTTATGCTGATGCACACGATTTATTACTTGCTAATAAGAACTTTATTGCTGATATAGCAGTCAAGGATATGCTTATTGAGTATCCTAGTCATACTGTTCCTGGTGGTAATGTTAACTGCTTTGATGATATTGTAGACATAGTTGAAGCTGTTGCATATAACGTCAAGTTTGGTGCAAACAATAAGGTTTGGGATGCTGCTAACTTATATGTTACAGGTGCTCACCTTGCTGGTGAAGAAGAGCAGTCAATCTATGCATTTAGAGTTGCTAAACTTGTATCACAGAAGGTAATACAGAACCAGACATATACTCCTAGAGCTGGTGTTACTACATCATACACACAATCAGTTGATACTACTATCACTACAGATCCTAATCCTGTTGGTGGTACATTCTGTGCTGATGTTATCTCAGCAATGGATACTCTCTATCAGTTAGTTGAGTATGGTATTGATACTGCTGGTAGTCAACAACAACAGTTAGGACAATTCACACCATCTGATGCAACATATGATGCTGCTACTGGTGACTTAGTTCTAACAATGGCTGGTCATGGATTGTCTTCAAGTAATAAGATAAGCATTGCACAAGATGCATTGACCTTTACTTGTGGTATGGACTCCAACTCTACCAACCACACATACCCACGTGTAGGAGATCCAGCATTTAAGAATACACTTCTAAGTATTACTGATCTTACAACAGATACAGTTAAGGTTAATGTTGGTACTACACCTATTGTAGGATATAATGTATCTGATGCATCTTATAATGGTGCTACTGGTGTATTAGAATTAACAATAGGTAGCAATAATCTTAATGTAGGTGATACATTTAAGTTGGATAACAATGCGTTGTCCTTTAGATGTGAAATGGATAATTATGGATCGGTTCATAGTTACCCAAGACCTTCTGATCCTAAGTTTAATACATCTATTGCTGTATCAGCAGTACCTACAACAGGTCATACAATAACAGATGCAACATATAATCCTTCTACTGGAGATTTAGTATCTACTATTAACAGTCATGGATTCCATGCACGTACTCAGCATACTGCTGCTAGTGCTGGATATGATCCTTTCACTGGTAAGTTGGAAATTACTATTAACAATCATGGATTTGATGCTGGTGATAGTATAAGGATAGCAGATAGTTCTCTAACATTTACATGTCTTAAGGACAGTAATGCTACTGAACATTCTTATCCACGTTCAACTGACCCTGCTTCAGGTAAGGATTTAGTAATCTCTGATGTAACACAGAATACATTCGTAGTTACTATTGGGGTTTCTTCTGATAAGTCTACACATACATTTGTATCTGCTGGTACTAATGGTATCACTAGAGTTGGTGATCGTGTACTACTAGAAGATGGATCAATTACATTTAGTTGTGCTAAGGATAGTAATGCTACTAACCATGCATATCCAAGAGCAACTGATGATGCTAGTGGTGAGTGGTTAGAAATTACTGCTGCTGATAGCAATACATTTACTATTAACATAGGACAATCTCCTGATACATCTGCTCATACCTTTGTATCTGCCGTTGCAAACGGTGTTAAAAAGCAATCAGGTAAGATTCAGGCAATTGTTGGTACAACTCCTCTAGTGTCCTATACACCTAGTGCTGCTGTATATGATGCAGTAACAGGTGATATGACCCTAACTATAGGATCTCATAATTTAGTTGCTGAACAGAAGTTCACACCTGCTGCTGGTACAACATATGATCCTTCAACAGGTATCATGACTGTTAGACATGTAGGTCATGGACTTGTGATTGGTGATCAAGTTAAGATAGCACCTGGTGCTGTTAGCTTCACATGTTTAGAAGATAGTAACAATACAACACATGCATATCCACGTGCTACTGACCCTGTTGCTAACAAAGAGATTGAAGTTCTTGCTGTAACTGCTGATACATTTGATGTACAGGTACTAGCAACAGTACCTTCTACTAACATTACTGCACACACATTTGCTTCTGGTGTTGCTAATAGTATCACCAAAGCAGGTCAATCTGTTAAACTTGCTACCGATTCATTGACCTTCACATGTGCAATGGATGGTAATACTGCACAGAAGACATATCCACGTGCTTCTGATCCAGTACATAACACAGCAATTCCTATTAAGGCAGTTGGTGCAAATACAATTACACTACATGTTGGACCTTCACCTCTAGTAACTCATACTGCTGGTACTGGTACATCATATGATCCTAACACTGGTAACTTAGTATTAGCGATTGGTGACCACACACTAGACGTTGGTGATGGTATTAAGATTGCTGATGATTCATTAACATTTGAATGTGATGAGGACTCACGTGCAACTCAGCATACATATCCTCGTTCATCTGACCCTGTATCTGATACAGCAATTCCTATTACTGCTGTTGGTGTTACTACTCATACAGTATCAAATGCTGTATATAATGCAGTAACAGGTATAATGACTCTAACCATTGTTGGACATGGATTCCAAAATGGTAACAGAATCAAGTTAGCAGATAACTCTCTCACATTTACATGTGATCTTGATGGTAACACTGCTGCTAAGACATATCCTAGAGCACATGACCCTGCATCTGGTGCTTGGTTAGAGATCTCTAATGTACAGACAGATACATTTGATGTACAGGTTCTTCCAGCTCTACCATCAACAAACACATCTACACATGCATTCACTGGTGCAACTGCTCTTGGATTGAGCAGACAGGATGGAACAGTAACAGTTAATGTTCTAGCATCTGCTCCTTCTACTAACACAACAACACATTACTTTATCAGTGCTACTGCTGATAGTATTACAACTGGTGGTAACTATGCTCACACATTTGTGAGTGCAACTGCTGGTGCTTTGAGTGCTGGTGGTGCTTATACACATACATTTGTAGAGTCTAAACCATTTGGTATGAAGACTGGTGGTAATTATCCACATACATTTGTAACTTCTGTTAATAACGGTGTTACTGCATATGCTACAAATGCTGGACAGTTTGCTGCTACAACTAAATCATCACCTTCTCAGAATGTAGTTGCTAGAGAAAATCCAGCAACATCTAGTGATCAGTTTGCTCAACGTGCAACTCTATTCACCATAGATGCTGGTGGTACTAACCCACATAAGTTTGAAACTGGAACACCAGTCAGATTGGTTGCTCGTGCTAAAGCAGGTAAGACTCCAGATGAGAGAGACGTTCGTTTACCACTTGGATTCCAACCTAACAGAACTTACTTCGTAATTGCTCCAGGTCGTAACACACAACCATTTAATTATAACGATTCTAATGTTTATAGTGGTATATTTGATGGTGGTGATCAAACTAAGTTGATGCTTGCTGAGTCATTAGAGGCAGCAGCTGCTGGTATCTACATCTACTCACCAGAGACAGAATCTTTGGATGCTGATGTAGAGATTCTAGTACAACACTTTACGTTAGATACTACTTACGATCTACATGAGTATAAGTGTACATTCTCTGGATCAAGTAGTGTACTACTCAAGACAGATGTAGCACATGTATTTGATAAGCCAACCAGTGCTCTAAATGCTGGTGATCTTCAGAAGGTATTCTTTAGAGCTTCTGGATCTGATGGTAACACAGGTACATTACCTACACTTGCTGGTAGTGGTGCTGGACAAATCTCTGCAGTACAAGAATTTTATGTAAGATATGAGTCAGAGAATACATTCAAGATCTTTGAGACTGCTAGTGCAGCAATCTTAGGGTCACCAGAGATTCAGTTATCTAACAACCCAACACAGTTCTGGTATGTACTTGCTAACAAGCGTACATCACCAGTTAAATTTGATCCTACATTTGTAGATGTTAGTGCAAGTAGAATACCTAAGATCAATGATGGTTTGTGGTATTTGAATCTTAAGGATGAGACTGTTAATGATGATAACATACTAACAAGACTTAAGATAACAGATTATAGTAGTAGTTCAGGTCGTACACAGACAACAGATTCATACTATACTCGTACTAAGGATGATCGTAAGGCAGATGATAGAATATATCGTCTACGTTATGTACAGTCTAAGCAATTCCCTGGTTCAATAAGGAAACCTAATAATGGTTTTGTTCTTAAGTTACGTACTGATGATAAGCGTAATCTTGTTCCACAGAACATTACATTAGAACCTGTTGGTCATAATGCTTCTGCTGTCTTTAGAAACCCACAGTCACAGAACAGTGCTGAAAGCATTGGTATGACTAAGACTGAATTTAATAATGCAGTACAGGCTGGTACATTACAAGAGAAGTACATCTATGATCCTGATAGCAGTCCTTGTGTTGTTAACACAGACAACTATTTAAGATTTAGTATTAGATCTGGTAGAAAGGTAACTGTTGGTTCACAAGAATTACTACAGGTAACAGCATTTGATCATAGAGTTGATGATACTAACGCACCATCACTTAAGAATACAGTATTCCATACTGTTGAGATTGATGCTCCTCAAGGTGGTGCATTTGCTACAAGTAAGATATCATCTAGTCCTGCTAACATAGTTCAGTGGAGTGGTGGTAGTAGTGGATTTGGTTATCTACATGCATACTTCGAGGTAAGTGGTAAGCACTATATTATTCTTAAGGATGTAAGTGCTAGACCAACATATGATCCTCTATCAACAACTACATTCACTCAAGGTGCTGTGTATGCTAAACAGCAAGCAGATGTTAATGGTGGTAGAGATAGTAAATCTAATAACCTTTATGTTGTTGGTGGTTCTAACGTATTCACCTTAACAGTTGGTGATACATTAGATGATAGTACAGGCAATCAGTTTAAGATTATTGCTGTAGAAGATGTACCACAGATTGATGATACATTCTACATTTTTGATTCAGAACAGATTCAGGAACGTGTTGCTGGACAGCAAGATGGTATCTACTATCTAACTGCTGTTCGTGGTAACATTTCTCCAATGCCTCGTGGTGCTGGTGTAGGACAGAACTTCCAGAACTTTAAGTTCTCTCAGCCTATCTCCTCACTATATCCACTAGACTATAAGAACGATCCTACATGGTATCAGGTTACAGATAACGATGGTACTAAGGACACATTAATTACTGATCCACCTGCTGCTAACAGTTTCGCAGACAACTATACACATGGTTTAGTCTGGGTCAATGACTATAAGAGGTCAATGACCAAGGAAGCAATTATTGACCTTACTGAGACACCATTCTTTAAGGAGAATACCTATACAATAGAAGCACAAACAGGTAATGCTACTGCTGGTTCAGAGCAAAGAATGATTGGTATTGCTGGTGATGCAACATCTATTCATGATCAGAAGGTATACATTGAACTAAGAAGACCATCTATTGCTAGATCTGGTAACCATACGTTTGAATACCTTGGTTTTGGTCCAGGTAACTACTCAACTGGTCTACCAGCAAGACAGGAAGTTATCCTATCTGAGTTCCAAGACTACTACTCACAAGCAAAACGTGAGGATGGTGGTATTGTATTCTACACTGGTCTTAACAGTAATGGTGACCTATACATTGGTAACAAGAAGATTGATGCTATCACTGGTGAAGAAACATTCCTAGAGAAAGCTCAACTTGTTTCATCTGAAGATGATACAGATACTATTGGTCAACTTATAACATCATTTGATACTCCTGTTACATTTAAGGATAAGATTACTGTTGAAGGTATATCTAACCTTAACAATCAGGTTATTATAAGTACTCAGCCACCAACTGAGGTTCCATCATTAATAGTCAGATCTAATCCTAGAACTGATGGTCTTGATGAAGATAATACTTTGTCTAGGACTTCATTTGCAGACAATAATGATGGTGATATAACCATTAGTCAGAATAAAATTTCCTCGGCAATTTTACACGTAAAAGGTCGTGGATCACAATCCAATCCAGGTCAAGCATATAGTATCCGTTCAAACTTTAATAGGTTAGACGCACTACCAAATAATAGAACACCTGATCAGGCTGGAACATATAATCCTAATCAGATTGTATCATACTATAGTGGTACTGCTACTGATGCTAATCCTCAAGCTGGTGATATCCTTTATAAGGGTGGATCGGTTGAGAACAGTGGTTCACTTGGTTGGATATTTGCAAACTACTATACTGATATTCCTGAAAGTAGTATCTTAGATGTTACTACTAATGGTGGTACTACAGTTAAGATTAAGTGGAGTGGTGTATTAACCAATACATCTGGTGGTATTAAATTAAAGGTTGGTTCGACTATTCGTATCACAGGATTTGTTGATCAAACTGCTATTAATGGTAAGTGGATTGTATCTAAAGCAGATCAGTCTGGTGCTGATGATGATTTCATTGAGTTTATATGTGCTAATGCTTTACCAGCAGCAACATATACTTGGGATGCTGCTAACCAACCTACTGCTCTTCTTTCAAGATCAGATGAGAACTGGAAAGAGACTGGTGTAATTGGTGCTGAAGCACTTAGAACAGATACTGATTCTATTGGTCAGTACAAGTTGGGTGTTAACACTATTGCTCGTACTGCACATGATTCACATCAACATGGATTCTTAACCTATACATCTGGTGGTGTAGTCTTTGATCAGCAGAAACCAAGAGCAAATTTAGATGTTGTTGGTAATGCATTTATCAGTGGTAAAGATATTGATAGTTACTCTACTAACTCAACTATATCCAAGGTTGAGACATTATTAGCTAATGCATTCTTAGTTGGTGGTGATAGTTCTGCTCCACAAACAGCAGCAACACTTAGAGTTTCTACTTTAGATGGTAGAGTTGGTATTAATGCAACTAATGCTGAACTAGATGCTAGTTTGTTCGTTAAAGGAACATTACATTTATTTGGTGCTACTGCTAATGCAGACATCGATGGTGATTTGAATGTTGATGGTGGTGATATTACCACTGGTGCTACATCATTTAATCTTCTTAATACTACTGCAACTACAGTCAATTTTGTTGGTGATGCAACCACTTTGAAGATTGGTGATGATGCTACAGCAGCTCAGACAATAGACATTGGTACTTCTTCTACTGATACAACATTAAATGTACACACATCATCTATTGATTCGACAGTTAACATTGGTGTTGTTGCTGATGCTGCTACTAACAAGTCAATCATCACAATGGGTGGTGCGTTTAGTAACACTGCTAACTCTACATTTACAATCAAGAATGCACAGACCATACTTGACGGTGACTTAGATGTTAACGGTGGTGATCTACAGTCTAACTCTGCAACTATTAACCTCTTCACAAGAGCTGGTTATGGTTCTGAAGTTAACTTCGCATCAAGAGCATCTGTATTAAACTTTGGTGGTGTTGCTGGTTCAACAACTATTAGAAACTCCTTAAAAGTTAATGGTGATGCAGACATCTATGGTGATACCACTATGCATGGTGGATCCAATAGTGGTACTGTTACAGTTCAAAGAGCAAAACTTGGTACATCTAAGGTTGCTCATGCTACTGGATCTCTAACTAATCTTAATGTTGACTTCTATAAGTTTGTTGATGATATTGATGGTGCAGAGACTGTTAGCAGTGTTAATAACTCAGATGGTACACTAACATTAGTAGAAAACTACTTCATTGATGGTAACCAAGTTAAGTTCACTGATGTAAGTGGATTAACAGGTGTTAATACTAACGACATATACTATATTATTAATCAAAGTGGAAATAATGTTCAAGTTTCTACAACCGCTTCTACAACCGATAAGGTTTCTGTAACTGGTACACCAGGTGTTGCTGTTGCTTTAACATTAGATAAAACAAAGATTGATACTTCTGGTGCTGTTGGTGGTTCAACTACTACATGGACAAATAATTCTGCTGATGTAGATTATGAGTATCTACCACTTAATAACGTGGAAGGTATTAATATTGGTGATATTATTATTATCGGAACAGAATTAGTTGAGGTTGTCTCACCTGGTGCTGATAAGAATAACAGAAGAGTTAAGGTTTCTAGAGGTACAGATTGTACAACTGTAGCAATTCATAATGATAACACTGTTATTCGTAAGTTAGAGAAGTCACCAAGTGCAACATTCCTACTTGGACGTGTTCCACAGAACTCTACTACACCTACAATTAGTGCTATCAATCCAGTATCTAATTCACTTGAAGTTCCTATTAATGAACTAGCAACAGGTGATGCAGTTAAGTTCACTAATATTGGAAGTATTGTTGGTATTAATACTACAGCAACTTACTTCGTTGTAAAAGCAGTTAATGATACTGGTAATAGCGTTACAAGGTTTGAGTTATCACTTGATCCTGGTGGTGCTTCAGTTCCAATTAGCGGTACAGTTGGATCTGCTGTTCTTAACTTCAGTGATACATTACTATCACTTGCTGAGTTTGGTGGACAGTTCAATCAAAACGATTATCTAAGACTGAATCCATCTGCATCTTGCCCATCTGGTGAATTTGTACAGATTGTATCAGTTAACAATACTAACTCTGAGAAGTTTATTGTTAATGATGGTACTAATGCACTTAGATTCGTAATTGACTCTGTATATGGTGGTGTTACATCTAATGTTCTTGGTGATCAAGACTTTACGATGAACCTTTATGGTAATGCTGATACAAACTCTACTGATAACCAGTTTAGAATAGTCAATGGTGAGACATTACCTGCTACAAGACTAACAGTTGATAGCGATGGTAAGTTAACTATCGTTGGTGTTGGTACTGAGGCTGCTCCTAAAGCAATCATCAATAAGAATGGTGAAGAATGGTTATCTGGTAACCTTAGAATTAATAACAATAGTCAGGCAGGTTCTGTTGATTCTGCAGAAAACTCATTCTATGTTAATTCTGCTACAGGTAACACATTAATTGGTGGTCTGTTATCAATCAATGATGACTTTAAAGTATACAGTGATGTAACTGGAGTTCAATTTGGTGGTGCTTCTACTGCTAAGTTTGAAATTGATGCACAGACTGGTGATACAAGAATTGGTGTTAGTGGTAGTGCATTAGGTGATGGTGATTTAACAGTCAACGGTGGTCATGTTAACATTGTTAGCACATCTACTGCAACTCCTGCTGTTACAGATTATGCATTGAACATCACTAACTTAGGTGTAAATGCTAATCGTAACTATAGAATACGTCAAGACGCTGCTATTGATGCATTTGGTGTTGAGAAATTCTACAACAAGAACGGTGGTAGACATTGGACATATGTTACATCTACTGCTACACTAGAGAGTGGTAAGAACTACATGATCACCATTGCTGCTGATACTGTATTCACACTACCTGCTGATGCAGAGACTGGTGATATGATTAGATTCATTGAGGTTGGAGGCAACCTTTCTTATGATGCATCATTAATCATTCGTGCTCCTTTGGGTGTTAGAATTCAAGGTGATGCTACAGGAACAAATGCTGGTGGACTAAGTAGTGCATACGCTGGTGGTGAACTTATTGTTCAGACACGTAATGCTGGATTTGGTCTAGTCTTTGCTGGATCTGAGGATAGTGAAGCAAATACGATACCATCTACATATCAAGGATGGTGGTTAGCGGAGATATAAACCGATGAGATACTACGAATCTACTAGGAAAATGCAGGGAGCGTCCGTTGGGACAATACTCCCTTGGTCTGGTGATAGAGCATCAATACCTGATGGTTGGTTGGAATGTACTGGACAAACATTAGAAGGCATGGAATATCCTATTCTTGCTTCTGTTCTAGGTAATACCTATGGACCATCTAATGGTCTTAATGGTAGAGGATATGGTTCATATATTAGTGGTGATGTCTTTAGATTACCTAACCTAAATGGTAGGGTTCTTACTGATTATGAACCATCATATGTGAGCTCAGCAGCACAGTATGCTCATTTGCAGATGGGACAAACAGCTCAAAGCAATTCAGTTGGTGGATTGTCTATCACATCTGGTGAAATAGATGACTTGAGAGCAAGTACAACATATACTTTCGGACCTTTAACTGCTGATGATAGTACTGGTAGTGGTTTAACTATTGTACTTGACGTTGATAGTACTGGTAGAGCTGCTGTTACATCTATTACTGATGGTGGAACAGGATATGCAATAAATGATACTATAACTATACAAGCAGTAGATTTACCATCAGGTGTGACACCTCTTGTACTGAAAGTTGAATGGATTCTTCCCTCTGTTAATGATGTATTAATACCACAGGGAGGAACACAATTAATATCAGGTGATGGTAGTGGTGTTAGTCCAGCAACATCAATGAATGCACCTGCTGATGTTAATTTTACAGTATCTGATTCTGGTAATTTAACAGGACAGATTAAAGGATTTACGGTTAACCCACCATCATATTTTAAGACATTTTATGTGATACCTAGAAAACTTAGTAAGGATCATATGCCTAGTCATAGACATGCTAATCCAGCTAACTTATCTGGATATCCTAGTGCATTACTTGAAGGTGAAGCAGTTGAAGGATTTGAGTGTCCGACTGCTAGAGGTTGTTGTGAAGGTAATGATAAAGAAGCAGAGATATTACCAGGTGGAGATGCCTTCTCAGTTGGTAGTAATCCTGGTGGATATGGTTATGTAACAAGATATAGTCAGGGTGTTACCTTAGTTGATATGTCTCAACCTAGGCTATCAAATTCAAACTATGTTGGATCAACTGGTCAACCATATTCTGCACCACAACCTGTATGGTCAGGTCCGATACCTAGACCAATCGGTGCAACTTATGATGGTACTGTTGCTGGATCACATACCAACCCAGTAATGTCTAGTCATCAAGATTATGGTAGGTATACAACAAAGAAAAATTGGTATTCATATAATGGTACTGCTGGTATGATAGGTCAGCAAACTGCTGCAGATGCTGTTGCTACTAATTTATTTGATGCTCAAGATGCTAGTACATCCAAGACATTTGGTTCTTGTCTAGATCATAATAATGAATATCATCAACAACAGGGAATGCACTCACACTATACATTTGAAGTGACTATGAATCCTGGATATTTGAAGTGTCCAACCATTGTACCAGTAGATGATATTAAGATATCAAGTTCTCTGTCTGGTACTGCAAATACTGTAGCAGCACAGAATATTCCATCAGCACTAAATATTAATGTTGATATGAAAACTCCTTCGTTGAGTATGATGTATCTGATCAGGGCATTCTAAATGAAGCATTATCAAAAGGAAAAAGCAAAACTAGGTAATGCACCAGGTACTATAATTAACTGGTCTAGTACTATTGTCGATCCAGATCCAAACACTGTTAAAAATAAGACAGATTTACCTGCAGGTTATTTAAAGTGTGATGGAGCTGTTTATAGTTCAGATTTATACCCAAGGTTAGCAGAAATACTTGGAACAGGTTCTGGTAGTATATACAAGAAAGAGAATACAACATTAAATGATAACCAATTTCAAGTTCCTGATTTAGGTTCAAAACATATTCAAGCATCTGCTTCTGGTAATGTAGGTATTACTAATGATGCAACGGTAATAAGTGGTACTGGTGCTAACTCTACTGTAGTTAAGAAAGCTGGTGTTGGTGTAAATATTAATTCTAATGTTGGTGATACTGCTCAAGTTTCATTTAACGGTGTATTTACTGTACCACAACAGAACTTTGCATTAAATGGTAATATAGGATGGACTATTCCAACTCAAACTGAGGCTGAAAGTGTAGACGCTGGTGATTTTGGACCTCACATGCATCGTACTACTATAAATTATGTTGCAGTTAAAGACCATCCAGCTTATCCAAATCTTTCTAGACCATCATATTTAAGAGCACAAGACTATAGTTATACATCTAGTTTAAATGTAAGTGAATGTAATGCTAGAGCACGAGAATATTATCAGACAAAGAATAGTATTGGTGGATTAGGTAACTGTGCATGGAGATGTACTGATTGGAACAAGTATTTCATGGGATGGGCTGATTCTAGTGGTGCAACCTCTACTGTAACTGCATTACCATCATTATGGAATCCTGCAAATGTATCAGTAAATGATTACACTGCTACATCATGGCCAAATGTAACTACTATTAACATAGGTGAAGCATGGGCATATGATACTAGAACTGGTGATGAAGGAAACCAAGTTGAATATCCTGCTGCTAAGAATACTGTTGATGCTAGTGAATCACCACCAGGATCTGAGACAACAGATTATACATTACATACTCATAGAATACAACGTGAGTATGGTGATACTCAGTATCAAGCCACTACCAATGTACAAACTGTGAGACCTGATGGGTTACAAGCAGAGGTTAATCTAAGGACAAGCACTGTTATTAAATTTGATGATGTTGTCTCACCATATATTGTTCTCGAATATCTAATTAAGTTCTAATGCCTATTTTCGCTAACAAAAGAGATCAGGGTTTATATAACCACCACTACTCTGACTTATCAGCAGATATGGGAGCTCCCATTGGATCGATTATTGCTGTGTATGTAGATGATCATAGTAAAGCAAATGTTATTGATAAAGATAAGATAGCATATAATTATCCTGGCTATGTTTATTGTGAAGGACAAGAATTAAATATATCTGATTTCCCATTATTATATGAGGTGTTGGGTAATAAGTATGGTGGTGATGCGAATGTAAATATAAAGAATTGGAATGGTTCAAAGACAGGTAGAGCAGGTCATACAGCAGCAAGTACTGATTTAGGTACATTTAAAGTACCTGATCTAAGAATGAAAAGAATTAATGGACCAGGTGGTATAGATGGAGCTGGTTCAATAACACCTGACGATGCTGCTATGGAAGTAGGAGATGTAGGTGGTGAGTGGTATATATCTAGAGCAAGACAGTTAAAGGAGTATAGTTTTGGTAGTGCTAGAGTCAGTGGTTATGATAGTGTAACAGCATTTATTACTGGAACATTAACAGGTCAAGCCACTTTACAGATTGGACCTTTAGAAGAGAAAACTTTATCAGGTCCACCACCACATAGTCATACACTTCTTACTAGTGGACATGACCAGAGACAAACTATGGAATCTGGTTCAGCTTCAAACTTTGATAATCAGAAAGGATATGAAACTGTTTATGGTGCTGTTCTTGATTATGATCCAGAAAGAGGTACAGCAGCACCTCATACACATTGGTTAGCATTAGAGAGACCAGTTAAGAGTGGTAGTGATGCATCATTGGATACACCGAAGGATATGTATTCATATGATATAGCAGCTGCTCATGAAAATGCTGCTGAGACACCAACTGGTGCTCAGGGTCAGGCAGAATTTACTACAACTGTAGGTGTTGATAAGTATGATACATGGATTGTTCCCTCTGGAGTAACAGAAATATCAGTACTTTGTATTGGTGGTGGTGCTGGTGGAGGTGGAGGTAACCTCGGTGGAGGTGGTGGAGCCTTAGCATGGATCAGTGGTATGACTGTTGTACCAGGAACACAGTATAATTTAAAAGTTGGTAAAGGTGGTGTAGGTGATACTGGTTCAATAATAGGTACTGGAAGAAATGGAGGAACATCTTACTTTAATAACTACTCAACATGTGCTGCTGGAGGTGGTGGTGTAGGAAGACCAGGATCTCATTTAGGTGGACTTGCTGACTCAACAACATGGCAAGGTGGTACTAGTGGTGGTGGAGGTATGGGAGGCGATTCTACCACATATGGTGGTGGAGGTGGTGCAGCTGGATATGCTGGTAACGGTGGAGGTGGAACATCAAAAAATGCTCCATCTGGATCTGGTGGTGGTGGTGCTGGTGGTGACTACAACCTTGCTGGTGGTGTAAATGGTGGTGCTGGTGGCGGTGGTGTAGGTAAGTTAGGAATTGGATCTGATGGTATTGGTGGTAACTCTGTTACTACTACTTACAGTGTAGTATCTGGAGGTCAGGCAGGCTCAGGTGGTTTGAATGGTGAGAATACAGCATCACCACAAGCACGTACAAAGAACTGGGTCGCAGTAAATGCTAGTAATATATCATCTGGTAGTGCTGCTGTATGGACACAACATATGTTAGATTATGCAATATACCCTGCTGTTCAAGCTATGGGTACTGTTGATCCTTACCTAGGACAAGCACAAGTAGGTGGTGCTGTGTTAGATGTACCTGCTGCTGGATATAATAGTGTTACTGTAGAAATGGCTTGTGATAATCAAGGTATTATGAGTTGGTTAGCACCTAATGGTAGTACATTAATGACTCAATCATTTAATTCAGTATCTACACCAACACCTAGTACACCATCAACATCTGTTACATTAACAGGTCTTACAGAAGGACCACATATTATAACATTTCAGGTAACTAATGTTTCTGTTCCTGGTTATGATACATGGGCAGATAACCCTGCTGGTATTGCTTGGAAGATAACAGACAATAGTAATGGTACTGTTCTAATGAATTCTAGAACAGAATGTACTGGTGGTAGTACAATATATAATGATGCATTTGGTGGTGATGGTCAAGGATATGGTGCTGGAGGTGGTGCAAACTATCATCACTCATCTAGTGATGTAGCATCTGATCCTGGTGATGGTGGACCTGGACTTGTAAGAATTATATGGGGTGAGAACAGATCATTCCCTAGTAATGCTGGTGATGTTACTAACACAGATTATTCTGGTGGTGGTACTAGTGATGCTTATCGAGAAGATGGACCTGCTGGTAACCAGAATGTCTTTGGTATACATAAGTGGAATGATGGTAAAGCTAATGATAATGGTAAAACTGTTAACTTTATCTCACAGGATAACATGAGTGTTGATCCTAATACTGCTGGTATTAGTATGAATGAAGGTACATTGACTATGACTGGTGCTGAGTCAATAAGTGTTGCTCCTGCAATAGTACCTAGACAAGCAGTACCTCTTGTGTTAAAATACTTTAGGGTTAAATATTTGATAAAAGCTTATTGATTAAATTATGTCTATAACTGGAACAGGTGCGTCCAACTACATGGAGATGGTCACACCTATTATACCTGTCAATATGATGGGTGAGAAGGCTGAGTTTGATGATTTCATTGCTATTTGGCCAAGCTTTGTACCATCTGCATTCTGTAATGATCTTATCCATTTCTTTGAGAGATGGGAAGAGGGTGCAGTTCAAAGAAATATGGAGAAGGATCTTAAACCATTAAATCCATTTGCTGCTGAAGCAAATGCAATGGTAGGTGCTGATCAGTTTCAAGACAAACAATTAGGAAGAAAGGACTATGCTCTCATGCTAGACAATATGGATAGTATGTTGAATGCACGTGTTAATCAATATTTACAGGCATGTTTGAATCATTATTGTACTGAATACTCTGCATTAAGTAAAGTACCTCTTACATCATGGACTTCAAAGATGCAGAAGACACCTGAAGGTGGTGGTTATCATGTATTTCATCATGAGAATGGTTCATGGAATGAACAGAATAGAGATTTAGTGTGGACAATATATCTCAATGAAGGTTTTGAGGGAGGAGAGACAGAGTTTTTCTATCAAAAGAGAAGGATTAAACCTACCACAGGAACAGTTTGTATATTTCCTGGTGCATTTACTCATACTCATAAGGGTAATCTAGTGCTTAAAGGAACTAAATACATAGTAACAGGATGGTTCTATCAACAACCAGTGTAAAATGGAATTAAACAATAACACATTAATTATTGACGGTGCTACCCATCGTGTAACAAGAGGTGGTAATACTCAAACCATATCTGATACCAGTTGGGATGCTTATTTCGTACCAGTATTATATCCTCTATGGAGTGCTGATAGAGATAAGTTAGTTAAGTTTGAATATAGTAATGGTTCATCAGAGACATGGAAGTGTGATAAGCAAAAGTATGTACGTAATCATACTACTGGAGTATATTATTGGAAAGACTATCAGTTTACAGAACCAACCATTGAGAATGTAAGAGATATGGTTACTGCTGCAAGAGAGGCATTTGATGCAGCTCTATCAGTAGTAGAGACAGATGTTAATGGTATAGTAAACAAGATAATAGAGAAAGAGAAAGGTTTATCATTAACTAGAATTAAAGTTTGGAGAGATTTCCTGTTGCATACATCTGACTGGACAATGTTAGAGGATGCACCTGTTACTGCTGATGAGAAAACAGACTGGAAGACATGGAGACAGAAGATACGTGAGTTACCTGATCAATTTGAAGTTGCTGGTACTAATTTAGTTCAGAGTATCAAGATACCTATTGATCCAAAGGTTTACAAAAACAACTTCTTGCCTTATAATAGTGGAGTTGCTTACTTATCTACTGACGAACAGTACTGTGATTTCCCTGGCACACCAGATGCTGAGAGAAAAATGGATTCAGCAATGTTAGATTATATTAGAGTAGCAGTTAGAATTAAAGCACCTACTTCAAAGGGATTTAATTTAAACATACCTGGTATATCACATATGACTGATCCTATTGATGGGTTAATTAAACAGATAGAACTAGAACAAGCAATAGTTGACCAAATGAAAGGAAGCTAGTGATACGAAGAATGAAGTGGTTGCCTGATGTTGTCTGTGATAACATTAGCAATTTATATGATTGTAAAGAATTTCGTGATGGTAAGGCTACTGGTAGTCCTAATAGGTTTATTAAACGTAACCAAGAACTGATCGATGATGATGGAGCAGCATCGAAACTGTTCCAAGATCAATGGTGGAATTCTGATTTTGCTAAGCTCATCATGGTGAGAGCAATAACAGTACCAATGTTCGTTAAGTATGTTTCTGACGAGAAAGATCCATTCAACCAAGAGGTTGGTGGATTTTATAATTGGCATAATGATTTACCTATCATGGGAAGAGCAGATGGTACTTCGATAAGATCAGACTATGTTATGGTAACTGCTATTAATGATTGTACTGAGTATGAAGGTGGTGGATTGATGGTTAGATATGGTACTGAAACATATGAGTTTAGATTACAAAAAGGTGAATCTATATTCTTTGATCCAAATCTATGGCATTCAGTTAATCCTGTAACCAAAGGTGAACGTAGAGTATCAGTTATGTGGGTTGAGACATTAGTACAAGATGAGTATATACGTGAGTTGATATATGATTATGAAGATATGATTACTAATGTATTAGCATCATTGGATCCAAAGAAATGGAAACCAGATATTGATCCTGCTACATATCTTAACTCTGTTAAATATAAGTTGATGAGGAAATTTGCAGACACATACAGGAATAAGTAACAATGGACTATAAAGCATTAAAAGATACACTATCTGCCTATGCTAAGGCATCAGGTAAATCATTTATCTGGCATGATGGTCAGAAGATGAGAGCACTAGAAAGTGCTGGTGATACAACTAAGATTAATACTGTGTGGACATGGTATAAAGATTTCATGCCTGACGCAGTGTGGGAGAATTTTAAATTATCTACTTATGGTACTTATCATTACAATGATAAGATATCAGCACAGTCAGATGCAGAGGATTGGTTTCCTAAGTCTAGTCTCTGTCCAGATGCAGATCATTACATATATGCATGTGTATTTGATTCTAATGGTGTTCTTGCTTGGGAAAACGTGGGGTAGTATCAACACCTGCAGGTGCTTCTTGAGTTACCATCCATGACTTACCTTTTTGGTTAAATCCATGATATTGTAGTGCTAATTCCTCACCCTCAAGAACAATGGTTGTGAAACCATGTGGTATTAAGAACTCTAGTTTGTCCTTGATTGGTAGTATATCAACAGTCCCTTCTGATATTTTATAGGGTAGATTATATTCTATACATTCAGGTGCATAAGGTTTTTCACCTTTCCAACAGTTATACATGAGTGTTACTCGTGTCTCACCCTCTGGAAAGTCACCATAGTCACGAACAACACCGTGAAAGTATGGTAGTGACCATGATATATGTTTTCCCATCTTAGGTGCAGACCACATAGTCCACATATTATCACCAGTTATATAAAATCCATCTTTTGTGGGTATAGTCCAGTCATGATAACGATCAACTAATACAGTTGGCTGACCATAATCAGATAAGTATGTTACACTACAAAATGGAGCAGATATATATCCTTCTTTCTTTCTGTGACGACCAAGATCAGCATCAATATGAAATGGCCAAGAGCTTGACTTACTTTTATGTGTTCTGATCCACCACTCAGCACCAATATAACTTTCAAATGTATTGTGCTGTCTTGATGATTTGAATATAAACTCTTCTATTATATTTTGTGGTGGTCTGTTAAAACTATACCACCAAGTCTTTTGTTCTAATGGATCATGTGTTATAATATTATCAGCTTCAGTTCTCAGTTTGATTGCACTATCTTCTGTTAGATAGCTACCATATGATTCAACAGACATGAGTAATTACCAAATACATCCTATATTCCCTACAGTTATTTACCAATGTAATATGACTCGGTGGGAAGAGTTGTTAAAGCATAAGAAAGAATATCATTTTGATCCTCATGAACCAACAGATGATGGATCATACCCTTCAACTGGTGAGACCAGAGATAAATGTATGATGCATCATGATGCTGAGTTAGAACCATTCTTTAATGACTTAACAAATAATATTAAAAACTGCTTAGAGCAAGCAAGTATCAATACTGATAAAATTATACCATATATTATGAAGACATGGTGTACCATGTTAGATTATAGTGATGATATGAGAGAACATACTCATGCATGTGCTGATCTATCATTCATATATTATGTTGATCCACCACGTGATTCATTCATAACATTTGGTAATCCTAATAAGAATCTCAACAAGTATTTTGATGGTGCATATGACCCAAGGAGTTCAAGGAGAAGTCTAAAGAGAGAGTCTAACTTCATCAATACACAGTATCAAACCTTAGAGGTATCTAAAGGTGATCTGCTTGTATTCCCATCTACACTACCTCATTATGTTAAGAGTTGTGAGGGTAAGGGAACTTACTTGCGTTCAGTCGCTGGTGATGTTAAACTGATGCTTAACCCAGAATATACTGACCTTGATACAGGACTTATACACTATAGCCACTGGAGGTCATTTGGTTGAGATGGTGTGCAGCTGAACAAACTGGCACACTCACCCAACACAGACTCCCAAGACCTGTTATATTAGATTTGTTGAGGGATATGTGGTTCCTACGCCCCAAACCTACTGACCGCCACGACTTAGAAGCGTGGACATGAGGTTGGTAGAAACCTATTA